ATAAGATACCCCCAGGCTTTAGCTCAATTCTTTAATCAATTTCACAGTTTCGAAGGATCTGATGCCGCCAACATCATCACCAAATTGATGTTTAAGAATCTCTCCCGCACCTTCAGTAGTACTAAGCATCTGCACATACTTAGAAATACTGTGATATGATACATCTAGGGAGTATTTATCTAAAGAATAGATAAATTTTACAAACTCTCGGAATAGAGGATGATACTTACAATTTTCCATGATACAGATTGAACGTATAGAGTAATAGTCTTTACCACTAATACCAAAATCCTCGAATGTAGCCCATCTTTCCTGAAATAATATTCTATTTAGAGCTCGATAAATAGGATAAATCCCACCAATTAAACCGTCTTTCATATAATCAATATGATATAGGTTTTGTAGGAAGATAGTATATTGATTTGATCTATAGCTCTTAGTTTCATTAACTTTAAGCCCTACCTCTTCAAAAGCGCGGATTAGACGATCGGCGTCTTTTGAATTTACTAAATAACAGCCATCATCACCTTGAATTTGGAAATCGTCTACACTCACGATTCCAGTATTTAGTGCGACAGTAGCTTGTGCTACAGATCCAACTTCATTGGTAAAAGTTGAGCCAGATGGAATCCCATGACTACCGGAAAATATTCCACTAGGGGTAAGAATGCCAATAGTATTGAATCTCTCGAAAATAGAATCAATTTCGTCATGATATGGTTTCTGAAATAATGATTTGATATAATCAAAACATAACTTCTGGATTCCAAATTTAACTAAATCATCATAGGTTGTGAAGTCTATTGCAACCATGATTGTATCTCTAGTAGATTGACAACGTTTTAATAACTTTGTAATCTCTCTGCTAACCTGTTCAGGTGAGACAAGAGCAGCACGATAAACTAACCTCTTTTGAAAACCTAAAGTAGGAGAGTAATACTTCATCTCATTTAGAGTATCAACCATTGGATATCCCCAAACATTACGTGTCTTACCCTGCTCTTGAGTTCTTGTGAATAATATACAAGGATCTTTGCGTTTCATAAGATCTTCAAATTTATCTAAGGTTCTTTGCTTAACTTTTCCTTTCTGAGTGTAGTATGGTAGTCCACTATTAGTACTATTCTTAAGCAGTTTCATAGCATGATCAACGGACAAGGGTCTTAAATTCGCTACATTTGATAGAGATTGTAACCTGCTGACCTGTTTATCGTGATTTCCAACTCCGAAACTGTTGGAAAGAGTTTTCTCTCTATCGGACCATGGCTTAGCTTCTGATCTTGGACCAAACTTTGCTTTATTACTAAGCTCAAGGTCGATAAGGACATCATTCATTTTATACCTATTCGAGTTAAACACTTTGTCAAACTTCGAAAGAATAACATATGGATCATGATCTTTAGCGATAGGAGTCATTAATATGTCATTCGAACCTTCTTCAGTACGTAACAGATGTTGGGACAGCCTATTAAATACATCAATGTCGAGATCAAGAGATTTCAAATCATTATAGAATTTAGGGTGTGCTTTCTTCATGTTATGACGTGTCCTTTTAATTAATTATCTTCTACGACGACGATTTCCATTTCCAGCATAATTCGGCGACTCTGTACGTATCATGTCTAATGAGAATAGATAGTCCATAGCTTTCTTAGTCGTCTCAGTTAATGCATTGATTGAAAAGCCTTTGCACATTTCAGCACCAAACAAATGTCCGGTAATAACAGCTGTATTGGCTTCATTTAGAGTGTAGGTCTCTAAACGACTACGCTTTAAGAAATTCCAAGTAGGAATTGGTCTCATTGTCTTAGAAGTTCCATTATCGTAGAAAGATCTACGAGTAGGGGTTGCTGTAGCACTAGCTGTTGCTGATTCTACTGGAGCAAGAAGTCCAGGTGACCACTGATTTAAACCACCCACCGTTGAGTAAATAGCAGTTAAAGAATAAGCAACACCGTCTAACGTATTAGAGAAAGCGTTGTACAGAAACTCTGTGTCGTTAGCTGACGCTGAAGGACAGCGTACTGTGCCAGAACTATAATAACACCATGGAGTATTTGCGAAAATACTAATGAAGTTAGCGTCGTATAATGGTACTGTAGGTACATCTTTTAATACGGCTGGAGTCCAAGTAGGAACTGATCTTCTTAATAAAGAGAAGACTTCATCATTGGCATCTGTCTTAAGATTAGATAGTGCAGTAGAAATACGTGTACCATCAAGCATAGTGTCCGCAATGTTTATTGGAGAAAGCTTCAATAATGGTGAGTTTGGACACGGCCCTGATAAGAAATTTGATGATAAATATCTAATTAATTCCAGTAATCTTGGAGGACATGGAGTATCAGACAATCTTCGATTTAATTGAGCTAAGTTATCCATATCTGTCGACGTAATCAGAGAGCTCAGGTAGTTGATACCTTCATTCTTATTCTTAGCGTCACTATGATATGTTATGATACTTTGATAGTAATAGTATACTTGTAAAGCATCAATCAGATCTACCATTGCATCATAAATAGTAGTAGCTGTAAACTTAGTACTAATATTCAAATTAAATCCAACATTAGCTTGAGCCCTTGACTGCATAT